AAAACATTCCAAATCGATATTGATTACAAATAAATACTGAAAACCATTATAGATAGTATGTTAAAGTGTATTTAAATGGATGACCGTACAGATTTCTCGCGGATTTAGAGATATAAGTCTTGCATTTAAGAGACATCCAATCACAAATGATGTAACTGTCTTGAAAAATGAGGATGCAATCAAGAAATCCGTAGTAAATTTAGTTCAAACTCGTCTCGATGAGAGGTTTTTTAACGATTTACTGGGCACATCCATTTACAATACACTTTTTGAACTTAATAATGGGTATGTTGGTGATGAAGTAAGGGAAGAAATCATAACATTATTGGAAAACTTTGAACCTAGGATCAAACTGACCAATGTTTATGTGGAATCTGAACCTGACACAAACACTGTATTGGTTCAGATTGAATATGACATCACTGGATTACCCATCCCTACACAGAATGTAGAGTTTATCTTACAACCATCTAGACTATAATGTCATTCAATCAGTTTACTAACCTCGATTTCAATGATTTGCGATCTCAGATTAAGGAATATCTGAGAGCGAACAGTAACTTCACGGATTTTGACTTTGAAGGGTCGAACTTTTCTGTTCTGATTGATACATTAGCATATAATTCTTACATTACTGCCTACAATACTAGCATGGCAGTCAATGAATCGTTCATTGATAGCGCAACATTGCGTGAAAATGTCGTTTCATTAGCGAGAAACATCGGATATGTCCCAAGATCGACGAAATCAGCAACTGCAGACATCACTTTTACCGCAAATTTAAGTGGACTTGATGCAAGATCGGCAAAATTAAAGAAAGGCGTTGTTGCATTAGGTGGAGCAGAGAACTCAAACTACATTTTTTCAATTCCAGACGATATTACAGTCACTCCAGATGTAAATGGGATTGCGGCTTTCTCAGGAATCAAAATTTATGAAGGAAATTTACTGAAAAAGACCTTTACAGTTGATGATTCTCAACCAGATGCGAAATATATCCTTCCAAATCGAAATATTGACACTTCTACGATTCGTGTTTCGGTAACTAACACAGCAACAGAAGAATATTCACCATATACAAACATTTTTAATGTAAGTCCATCAACTAGATTGTTCCTTACACAAGAAATTGACGACGAAAGATACCAAATTCTCTTCGGAGACAACATTTTAGGCAAAAAACCTGAAAATGGTTCGACCATTGAGGTGACATATCTTGTGAGTAGTGGAGCGGCAGCAGATGGTGCTAGAAACTTCACTTTTTCTGGTGCTCTTACCTACTCTAAGGCAGGAAATGAGTATAAAGTATCCACTGGCATCTCCGCTATAACGACCCTACAAGCGGCAGAAAACGGTGATGACATAGAAAGTATTGATACCATCAAATACCTTGCTCCTAGGGTCTATGCATCACAGTACAGAGCGGTTACAGCGAATGATTACGCTAGTCTGATACCTTTCTTATATCCAAATATTGATTCTGTGAGTGCATATGGTGGTGAAGAACTTGATCCACCACAATATGGAAAAGTTTTCATCACAATCAAACCAAAAAATGGTGAGTTCCTTTCAGATGTTGCAAAAGAATCAATCAAAAATGATTTGAAGAAATATACGATTGCTGGAATTAAACAAGAATTCTTAGATCTGAAATATTTGTATGTTGAGTATGATTCAACTGTTTCATATGATCCAAGTTTCATTAGCAGTTCAGATGATTTATACAGCAGGATTGTAAAGTCCATTGAGAATTATTCCAGATCTTCAGATATCAATTCGTTTGGTGGAAGATTAAAGTATAGCAAACTTCTTTCACAGATTGACCAAGTTGATAGAGCGATTACATCCAACATTACAAAACTTGTGATGAGAAGGAACATGGTTCCTGCATATAATGCTCTTGCAAACTATGAAGTCTGTTATGCCAATCAGTTCCATGCTGATTTGGAAGGTTTCAACATTAGATCAACTGGATTCACTCTTGATGGAGTTGAAGGAACAGTATATCTGACAGATTTACCAGATCCTGACGGAAAAACTGGTGTGGTTCAGTTTTTCACCTTGGATGATGGAGTTGTTAAGTATATCAATGAAGATGTTGGTAAAGTTGACTACATTAAAGGTGAAATTATCATCTATCCAGTAACAATTACATCTACCTCTCTGGAAAATAGAATTGAAATTGAAGTGACTCCAGAATCTAATGATATCGTCGCAAAAGAGAATCTTTATATCGTCCTAGATACTACAGGAAAAAGTGTATTAACACTTAAAGAAGATTTGATTTCTTCTGGATCAAATAGATCTGGAGTATCTTACAATCCACCATCAAGTTTCATTAGCAACACAAAATATACAAGATAAGAAATGTTAGATAAAAAGGTAAAAATCTCTAGCATTCTGGATAGCCAGATTCCAGAATTCATTCAGGCAGAAAGTCCTCTGTTCAAAGAATTTTTGCAACAGTATTACATTTCTGAAGAACATGAATATGGAACTAGTGATCTTGCTGGTCGTATTGGTGATTTAAAAGATATTGAGTCATTTTCTAGACTCACATATGCTGCTGTACCAGTAACAGTAACGCAAGAGGTTTTAGACCTTGATGATGTTATCAATGTATCATCAACTGCAGGTTTTCCAAGCACTTATGGATTAATTAAAATCAATAGTGAAATTATTACATATACTGGAAAGACAAATACTAGTTTTACAGGTTGTGTTAGAGGATTTAGTGGAATTGATAGGATTGAAGGTGAACTTCAACCAGAATTTTTAAATTTCAATTCAACTTCAACAGATAGTCATGATGTAAATTCTGTTGTTCAAAATCTCAGTTTAGTATTTTTACAAGAATTTTATAGAAAGTATAAGTCTCAGTTTTTACCTGGATTTGAAGAGAGACAATTTACAAGTGTTAATGTAGATAATATTCTTTCTAGGGCAAGAGATTTTTATAGTTCAAAAGGAACTGATTCTTCACTGAAAATTTTGTTCAGTGTTCTTTTTGGAAAAACTATTGAAGTTGTAAAACCATTTGATAATACCATTTTAGCATCTTCTGCAGATTGGTCGATTACTGACAATATTATAGTTGAGCAGATTGATGGAGATCCATCAAAACTTGCTGCTACTACTGTCTTAGAAAATTCACTTGTAAATCCAACATCAAAAGCAACTATTTCTAGAGTTACTCAAGTTTCTTTGGGAAATAAAATATATTACAAATTATTCATATCAAATGGGTCGATTACCAACCCATTATCTGTAAGTAAGAGAACTAAAGTATTAGGAACTAATAGTAGCAATACTACATTAACTGTAGATTCTACGATTGGATTTCCAGAATCTGGAAGTTTTTATAATTTAACAAATTTTGGATCATATACAAAGGTAGATTATAACGGAAAGTCTAGTAATCAATTTTTCAATTGTGTAGGACTCTCGACCACATTAACAGAGAATAGTCCAATCATTGATGGTGTCTATCTTTATGGTTTTGAGGATAATGATCTGACAAAACCAGTAAAAATGAGAATTGTAGGTTCTATTATAGGATCTGCCAAAAACTCTGATATCACTAAATTGTTTTCTGGTGGAGATAGAATTGATGTAAGACATCTGGGAGAAAAAACAGATCAAAATGATAAAAGATTCAATAGCTGGTTCTATAATAATGTATCATTTACAAATGTTGATTCTGTAGTACCTGCTTCTAATTCTATCACTACAGAAGTTAATCATTATCTGCATACTGGAGATAGAGTTGACATTCTTTTGAAAGAAACTAAAGGTCCAGTTGCACTAAATGCTCAAGTAACTTCTGTTAATAGTTCACTTGAATTTCAGATTGGTTCTGGAACATTACAAAGTGGCATTCCGTATGTTGTCAAGAAAAAATTAAATTTTGTTCCCACAAATATTTTAAGTGAAGGTGTATTATCAAATATTCAAAATTCCTTTGTAGATAAGGATAAAAACACATATGTTGCTTTTTCTGGATATCCTTCATACGATGTTGATACTACAAATCGTACCAAAACAGCCACTGTTGGAGTTGCTACTGGAACTTACTATGTGCATGTAGTAGACACTAACAACATTAGATTAGCACTTAGTCAATCTTCTATTGAAAATGTATCATTTGCTACTACTTCAATTAATGTCAATGCTCATGGATTTTTGAATGGAGAAAAAGTTTATGTTAACCAAACAAGTATAACTCCATCATCTTTGCATGGTTCTTCATT